GCGGATAACGATATTAACGCACTACGCAACATGGGTATGGTTCCTGAGGGATACACCGTCAATCACTATCTAACAGATACTGATGCGTTCTTCCTGACGACTGACGTACCTAACGGGCTGAAGCACTTTGTGCGTTCACCTGTTGCAACCAGTATGGAAGGTGACTTCGAAACTGGTAATGTTCGTTATAAAGCCAGAGAACGCTATAGCTTTGGCTTTAGTGACTGGCGTGGTATTTTCGGCTCTCCAGGAGCTGCGTAATACCGCGAGGAAAGGGGCACTAGTTGCCCCTTTTCTTTTTCTGCTGTATAAAGCATCCATCCCTGACAGGTACATCCCGTACCTGACACTAGCCACGACAGGAGATACTCATGGCGAATACTACCTTTAACGGCCCAGTCCGATCAGAGAACGGGTTTAAAGTTGTTTCAAAAAACGCAAGCACTGGTGCGCTTACCGATGTAGTAGATATCGCATCTACCGGCATCGTTACGAATAAATATGTAAAGCACGTTGGTTTTGCTACAGGTGTAACTGTTAACACCACAGCAGGGGATAGCCCAAGTATTGGTGAGTTTACCCAGCCTGCAAATACAATCATTACTGATATTAAAATCTTTTGTGATACCTCTCCTGTTATTGGTACAGGTGATATTGGTTATGAAGTTGGTACTTCTAGCTCTGGTGCGCAGATTGTTGCGGCAGTAACCGATGAGATCTTGGACGGTGGTACAACTGTTGTAGAACACAACGTAACTACAACAACACTGGTAACTCAAACTCAAAGCGGTACTACGGCTCCTGCTTCTGTTCAATATACAGATACGGCAAGAACTATTTTCTGTAACATTACGAATACCGTTGACGCGACAACTGCTGGCTCATTTACGTTTATTATTGAGTATGTGCAAATAGCGTAATAGGAGACGGATATGGCTGATGCAGTAACTTCAACAACTATCTCTGATGGTACGCATAAAGCAGTAATACAGATAACGAACTTGAGCGACGGCACTGGTGAAGATGCCGTCAACAAAGTAGACGTTAGTGGATTAACTGCTCGGGAAGATGGTACTGCTTGTAGTGGAGTGGTTATCGAAAAAGTAAGCCATTCAATTATTGGCTTTACGCAAGTACAGCTTTTGTTCGACGCAACTACAAATACCATAGCATTGGGGTTGGCGCAAGACAGTAATGGTCATATGGATTTTAGCGAGTTCGGGGGTCTTAAAAACACTGCCGGTAGCGGTAAAACTGGTGATATATTACTAACTACAATAGGTGCGTCTTCAAATGATAGTTATGTAATTGTCTTAGAACTTATAAAGAACTATGGCTAATGGCTACATCGGGCACTCGTACTTTTAGTTTAAACGCTGCGGATGCGATTGAAGAAGCGTATGAACTAGCAGGTCTAGAATATCGAACAGGGTATGACGGCGTAACTGCGCGTCGTTCCATGAATATTATGTTTGCTGACTGGTCAAACAGGGGCATACAAATATGGGAAGTAGAACAAGTATCTTTAGATTTAGTTGAAGGTCAAACGACTTACGATTTAAATCAATTTGATATAGATATTCTAGACGCTGTAATACGTCGTACGACAAATAGTATACAAACAGATTTCCAACTAGATCGTATAGATCGTGGGGAATATCTAGATATACCTAATAAGTTGACGAAAGCGCGGGTTACTCAATATTATCTTGAGCGCACGATTACACCTAAGTTATATGTCTGGCCAGCGCCCGAAAATTCTACAGATAAGTTTGTATCGTACCGTTGGAAACGTATCCAAGATATTACAGAGTCTGTAAACGATGTAGATTTACCGAGTAGGTTTCTTCCCTGCCTGACCTCTGGGTTAGCTTTTTATTTAGCTATGAAAAAGAATCCAGAAAAAGCAGGGTTATTACAACCTCTTTATGAGCAAAATTTAGTTAATGCTATACGTTATGACGACGATAGTTCATTAAGGTTAGTGCCTAAACGGACTTATTTGTAATGGCTTTCGCAGTAGGTAAATACGCATACGGTGTCTGTGACCGTTGCGGGTTTCGTGTCAAATATTTACAGATGAAAATGGAATGGACAGGCTTTAAAGTTTGTTCAGAATGTTTCGAACCTAAACACCCGCAACTTGACCCTCCGCACCACGTTTCTGATCCAGAAGGGTTAAGACAAGCTAGACCAGAAGTACCTTTACCACAAGCGCAATTAGGGTTAGTCAGAACGACAGGGCCGACTAATACGACGGACTCAGGAGTTAATGTAGGCGGTCAACCTTTAGGTGTTGTCGACCCGATTGGCACTGATTTCGTAGGTGTCTCAGCTACAGGTAGTGTCGGAACTATTACGGTGACAACGACATGAGCTTTACTTTAAGTACACTAAAAACAGCTGTCCAAAATTATACAGAATCTTCTGAGACGACCTTTGTCGCATCATTAGATACTTTCATACAAGAAGCAGAGGAAAGAATATTAAAAGCGGTAGAGCTGCCTGTATTCCGTAAAAATGTCACAGGCACCGCTACAGCTAGTAATACTTATCTTAGTACCCCTACGGACTTTTTAGCCCCCTACAGCCTCGCTGTTATCTCTAGTAGCGTATATTCGTACTTACTCTATAAACACGTTTCTTTTATAAGAGATTTTACGCCGAACGCATCTACAACGGGTCTCCCTAAATATTATGCATTGTTCGATGATAATTCTTTTTTATTAGCTCCGACACCCGATACGACCTATTCGTTTGAGTTACATTATAAATACCGACCTGCTTCGCTTACGACAACTAGCGGAACAGATACAACGTGGTTATCAGATAATGCGCCCGACGCGATCCTATATGGTACTTTAGTAGAAGCCGCGACGTTCCTTAAAGACCCACAAGAAACGGCACAATATGAACAACGGTTTATACAAGCTGTTAACGGTCTTAAAAATCTGGGGCAAGGCTATGGTGTTCGTGACGAATATCGTTACGATATTGCTAAAGGATAAATATGACGCTCAAAATGGAAGTAGGTCAAGTTTTCGTTACGACTACTGAACAAAAAGGACATAACCCAGACTTTTGGGCTCAATCTGCTTCCGATAGAATTATTAATGTAGGAAACAACGCACATCCATTGATCGCGCAACAAGCAAAAGCGTTTAAAGAAGATGTGCAAAAAATAGTTTTATTTCATATTCAAGAAGCTATTAAAAGCGATAGAACAACTTTAATAGCCGAGTTAGAACGACAAGGCCAACAAGAAATGGCTAACATAATTAGGAGATTGTAATGGCTATTACCAGCGCGATGTGTACGACTTTTAAAAAAGAAATTTTAGAAGCTGTTCATAATTTTAAAAACACTGGCGGCAGTACATTCAATCTTGCATTGTATACAAGTTCAGCAAGTTTAGGCGCGAGTACAACAGCCTACACAACCTCTAATGAGGTATCTGGTACAGGGTATACCGCAAAAGGCGCAGCACTTACTCGTGTCGATCCTAGTAACGACGGAACGACCGCTATTACAGATTTTTCTAACTTAACTTTTTCTAGTAGTAGTATTACAGCGAGAGGCGCACTTATTTTTAACGACAGTGCTTCAGGCGACCCTGCAGTATGTGTGTTAGATTTCGGGGCAGATAAAACGTCTACGTCTGGAGATTTTACGATTCAGTTCCCTGCAGCAGATGCTAGTAATGCGATTATTCGCATCGCTTAGACAATGGCAAATGTTACCGGCTGGGGCAGAGGTACTTGGGGCGAAAGCCCGTGGGGTCAGCCAGACCCTGTTGAAGTTACAGGTGTCGCAGGTACTGGCGCGGTTGGCTCGGTCACGATCAGCGCAGATGCAACTGCCGCTGTCACAGGCGTTTCTGGTACAGGGGCAGTCGGGTCGGTTACAATCGTCCAAGGGACGGGTGTCAATGTATCTGTCACAGGCGTGGCAGGCACTGGATCTGTCGGAACGGTTACTGCTACCGGCAGCGCGAATGCTAGTGTTACCGGCGTTGCGGGTGCTGGAGCAGTTGGTTCGCTTACGATCAGCGCAGATGCGAATGTCAGCATTACTGGTGTTTCAGGGACAGGCGCTGTTGGAACGATTACAGTTGCAGGAGCGTCTAATGTTACAGTTACAGGCGTGTCAGCAACAGGTGCAATTGGTGCGGTTAATGTTTGGGGATTGGTGGATGATAGTCAAACACCAGACTGGTCGGCTGTTTCGGATAGTCAAAGTATTACTTGGTCGGCTGTTTCGGACAGTCAAACCCCTGATTGGGAAGAGGTAGCTTAAATGGCAACTTATGTTAATGACCTACGTTTAAAAGAAATCGCTACAGGCGATGAATCAGGAACGTGGGGAACCAGTACGAACACGAACCTCGAATTAATTGCAGAGGCATTTAGTTTTGGCACCGAAGCTATTACGACTAATGCTGATACCCACACTACTACTCTTGCCGATGGGGCTACTGATCCCGGCAGGAGCATGTTTCTTAAATACACTGGAACTCTTGATAGCACTTGCACCATCACTATAGGGCCGAACACGATCAGCAAGCTCTGGTTCATAGAGAACGCAACCAGCGGATCGCAGAGCATCATTATCAGTCAAGGCTCTGGCGCAAGCATCACCATACTGAATGGTCAGACCAAAGCTATTTACAGCGACGGTGCTGGATCAGGCGCTGCGATGGTTGATGCGTTTACGGATCTATCTGTTCCATCGTTCTTTGTATCAGGCGATTTGGATGTAGACGGCACCACCAACCTTGACGCTGTAGACGTAGACGGCACTGTAAACTTCGCAGCAGACGTAACCTTTGCAGACGGTGCAGACATCATCACCGCATCCGCAGGCACATCCAACACCCGTGTAGGTGTCAACGCAGGTAATTCCATCACCTCTGGCGGCAACTACAACGTGACCGTGGGCGATGAAGCGGGTACGGCTTTGACTACTGGTGATAACAACGTAGCCATCGGGTTTGAGGCGCTAAAGACTGAAGATGCTGATGGGAACAATGTAGCTGTTGGCTACAGGGCGCTTAAAACCCTTAATGCTGGTGGTGATGGAAACAATGTTGCTGTGGGTTACATAACAGGGCAGTCGGTAACTACAGGTCATAGCAATACGCTTCTTGGCGCACTAGCAGCAGATGCTTTAACAGAAGGCGATGAAAATGTTGCAATAGGCAAACATGCCTTGGGTGGAGATACACTAGGTAATTATTCCGTAGCAATTGGTTCAGCAGCACTAAAAAATCAAAACTTTACGACATCTACCAGTGCTTACAATGTTGCTGTAGGTAGGGGCGCGGGTGAGGCAGTTACCACGGGAGTTCGTCAAACTTTGATCGGTGGCCTAGCAGGCGATGCTCTGACTACTGGAGATAACAACACCGCAGTGGGCTACAACGCGTTAAGCGCAATGACTGTCGGTGACAGGAATGTAGCTGTCGGTGTAGGCACACTCGCCGCCGCGAATGTTACTACGAACGCCGACACTTACAACACGGCGGTTGGCTTCAACGCTGGTAACGACATTACTACGGGAAAACAGAATACCTTATTGGGCGGCCTTGCTGGTGATGCCAAAACGACAGGAAATAACGATGTAGCAATAGGTTATCTAGCATTGAGCACAGATGTTGCTGGACAAAATAGCGTAGCAGTGGGTTATCAAGCACTTACTGCTCAAAACTTCACTACGGCTACTAATGTTTACAACGTGGCAGTCGGAAGGAGTGCAGGTGAATCAATTACCACGGGACAGCAGAATACCTTAGTGGGAGCGTTAGCAGGTGATGCACTCACTGATGCCGATTTTAATACGGCAGTGGGTGTAAATGCATTAACTGCTGACACTTTAGGCTCTCGTTCCGTAGCGGTTGGTTGGGGAGCTTTGCAAGCGCAAAACCTCACTACAGCTACTAATGTTTACAACGTGGCAGTGGGCAACCTTGCAGGAACATCAATTACCACGGGAACCCTTAACACTTTGATCGGTGGAGAGGCAGGTGATGCTTTAACTGACGGTGAGGCGAATGTCGCTATCGGTTATGGAGCTTTAGGAACAGAAGATCAGGCAGACGCAAATGTCGCTGTTGGTGTTAATGCGCTTGCTAATCAAAACGTAAGCACTGACGAATCGTATAACACG